TGTTGGTTTATTTTGTAGTCAGACTCGAACGAGGAAACAGCATCCAACACCGCCTGTAGCTTGGTTTTAAGATTCTCGTTCTCTGCTTGCAGCTGTTCGATAAACTCATCTCGCTGCCAATCTTTATATTCGTTACTCATTACTCCCTCTCTTTCAGGAATTCATACACAGCGTTAGCAAAGCTGTCTGGGTGGATGAGGTACTCTGCATGGCAAAGTTTAAAATCCTGTGCTTTGTGCCAACTGTCTATTGAGTAAAACCAATCACCGAAATTAGTCCACCACTCCTGCGCCTGTGCCCACTCCCAAAGCTTGCCGAATCCTACCCAAGTGAAGAAGTTTGTGTTGTATTCGCCAGAGTTGAACCTATCTATATACCGAGAAGTAAACCACGCTTTACATTTGTAGCACCTTACACCACCGTCAGAAGGCACCATACGATCATGCCAGCACTCACCCATCTGCTCAGTTAGGAATTTATTTATCTGGTCTTGTCTAGTCATACTTTTGATTGCTTCTATTTTATTCATTGTCCAGCCTCCATTTATTGTTAGGGTCAGGGACAAAGCATGTAGCAATCCGCCAGTCCCAGCCATCTTCCATGCCTCTGCCTTGCTCCATCATGTTGTGGTAAACGGGCGCATTCGACTCAACCAACCAACCACCAAAGACTCTGGCTCTTCTTGTGTAGTCATCAATCTGCTCCCATTCAAGATTCTTCTTCATTATCTTTTCGCTTTCTGCCTGTGATTACAGGCTGCACAAAAGAGCCATTACTCCACCACCAATGGCCATACCAACAACCACATAGAACAAACACCTAAGCTCTCTCCCCATTAATTACTGCCTTTCTTGAGCCCATAAGCCTGCCAATAAAGCTTTTCCCATTCAGTGAGTTCAGCAATCCTAAGATCTTTCACTTTGTAGCCGAACATTACATAACCAGCCCAAACACACTCACTGGAGGTAAGAAGTACCCAAGGACAGATATCGCAATAGTTATCACCATCATGGGTATGGTTGTTAAAGACAATATTGGAGTAATAACAAAGAGGGCATTCCTCCCCTGCATACTTATCCACATTGCTCTCGTAGCCGCGCCTGCTTTTATATGCCTTAACCATCCGGTTCATAGCATAAGCAAACGTTCTGATCTCAGATTTGGTGAGCGCTTTACACACCCTCTTGATGCAATCCTTCTTAGTTTTCAGTTCTTTAACACGCAACTCCTTACTCATAACTACCCCTTTTCTGATACTCAGCCTGCTTTTACCCTTCAAAAGCCTGCTTAAATAACCCTGTTTAAACCCCCATACATATACCCTCAGTCAATCATATTCATAAACCCTACCCATAACCCTCAAACACCCTATCCAAGCCCGCTAACAAGCCCCTGCCATCACCCTTATACCCATAGACACTACTCTCCAACCTTTTACTAACCCCTTACAACTTACTCAAACCACCACCAATACTGCACTCAAACAACACCTTCAACACCTCCAAACAACACCTCCAGACTACATCAAACAACACCTCCAAACCACATCAAGCAACACCCTCAACACTCTCCACCACCTCTTCACAACACTTTTTCATCTATTTTCACCCAACTTTCTAATAAAACCACCATATCAGACAATACCCCATACCACTTTGTGTGTTTTTCTAATAATCCACATTAAGCAAATACAGCCACTTACACGGATGGCTAAAAATGTGGTCTAAAAATATAGGAGGTGGAGACGAAAGATATGGTATTCGTGGAGTCTCTAATAAAACTAAGCGATAATGTGTCAATAAATATAGATGAGGTATCAATTCACACACAGACCAGGCAGTGGAGGGAAGTTAGGAGGTAGCCCTTTCGAGCTACCCCCTTTGCTGTTAGAGCCAGAAGTACAAGGCTATGCAGAAAGCCCAGACGAGAGCCACGATGATCATGCACTCACCGAAGGTCTTCATCAAAGACTCCTCTGTTGAGTTCATCAACAAAGCGGTCGAATTCAGCCGTGTCTTCCAGCGGCTGTTTGCCGATGTAAATCGGCTTGCCATTTGATTCGTTACGAACGTACATCCTGTTGTCTTTGACGATGATAGCTTTCATGTAGAGTCTCCGTGAGCTGTGTTTGGTTGCTGGTTAAAGCGCCCTGAGCGCTATGATCGCAATCACAACGAACAGGGCAAGGATAAGCAACTGCGTCATTTAGTCGAACGGAACTTCTTCGTCGTCCTGAGCAGCGTTTGCCTGATCAAGCTCTGCCAAGTAAGCAGCCTCATCAAACGCAACAGGAGCAGAAGCACGCACTGCCGTTAACGCTGCCCGATCAATCACCTTCGGATTGTCAACGATCAGGTGCTTGCCAGCGGTCGTATTGACCAAGCTCTTGCCAGAGTGCTGCAGAACGAAGCCCTCACCCTCTTGTGGCAAGTTATCCATCCCGACTTCATCAGAGGACAACAGCACGCTTGGAAGCCGCTTGTTATCCATACAGGTAGCGTACACCTTGCTGCCGTTCGAGTTGTCGTAACGCTTGTTAACGGTGTACTGCTCGGTAGTGGTTGCAATCTTTTTAGCCATGATAAAGCTCCTTTGTAGCGGACAACTGCCGCCTTAAGTGTTGGAACATCCGACCCTCCCGAATGGAGGAAGAATGTCCGAGGGAGAAAGAACAGAAATGTCCCTTCTCAATAACTGATGAAACGCCTGACTGCATACCCTCTCTCGCTCCATTGTTGGAGAAAGCTGAGGGCACAGAGTCAGTCAGGGAATGGGGTGCAAAACATTCAACGGGACGCTGCCCGAAGGAGAAAGAACAGAACGTCCATTCCCACCTACTGATAAACAACAAGAGGTAGAATGATCAGCTCACGAACTCTAAACAGTTCCATCGTTTAGAGCGCTGTCCAGTTGCGTAACTGGTGATGGTCTGCTGATCATTCAGCAGGGTTGTAAGGGAATCGAGTGCGCCTAGCACGAGGTTCTTGCCTTTCGCTGTGAGGAGGATGAGCCTCTGCTGGCCTGACCATGCCGTTAGGAGGTAGCGCGTAGGGGTAAGGCCCCCATACCCCTTGTAGCCCCCGTCTATCTCCCTACATATACCTTCCAAGTGCACAACCGTAATAAAAATAAGTCCCCCTCAGATGCACAACTGTAATAAAGATAAGTCTGGAGGGTTAGTTTTGAAATACCGGAAAATAATTTCAAAAGTTTTGGGATAAGTGTATAAGGGGAAAAAGGAAAGTGAATTGAATTGGAGGAAGAAAATGGCTACAGCAAAGGAAATTGAGAAGGAGCATAGGGACAGGCTGAAGAAGGAGAACAATAATGTTCGGCGTCCGATAGGGAGATTAGACCGGGATATTATCAAGTCACGATCCCCGGGTGGTGGTAGGAAGAAGAAGTACACCCCTACGAGGATGCGGAATGGGATTAACAAGTATTTTGAGCATTGTGAGGAGATGGATGAAGTACCGAGCATAGCTGGGATGATGATTTATTTGAAGTTGTATAAGGATGCTTTTTATAAGTATCTGCAGTATCCGGAGTTTGAGGATATGATGGAGCATGCGCGGTTAGTGATTAAGCATTGGGTAGAGACAGATGTTTATTCGAGTAAGGGGATGTGTGCTGGTAAGATAGCGTATATGAAGAATGTCCATGATTGGAGTGAGAAGGTTAATAATAATACTGATGTTACGATTAGTAAGGTTACGTCAGTAGAAGAGGCAGAGAGTAGGTTGGCAGAGTTGGCTCCAAGGTTGTTGGAGTTATTGGGTTCTAAGCAGGTTATTGATCAGATTGGGAAGTCTGACGCGATTGAAGGGGAGATTTTAGATGACAGACGCAGAGAAGAATCTACAGGGGATGGAACAGATGATAGCGGCAATGCAGCCGGTGCAGCAGGATCAGGTCAGAAGTCACATCGTAGAATTGACTAACAGGGTAGATAGTAATCCTTTTTATACTATGGCGATGAGCTATGTTGCCCTTCAGACTTTGGTTGCTGCTGAGAAGGTAGTGGGGGACAAGTTATGATCAGGGTTCGGAAGAGTTCGACTGCTGATACAAGGACTTGTGATTGGGCTAAGGTGACGAAGGAGGAGTTACGGGACAGTAGTCTGTCCCATATTGCAGATGTTCAGGCTGCTATGGCTTACTTTCAGAAGCTTATAACCTCTGCCGCTATGTTCCATGATAGTGATAAGATTGGTGACATTGATGGTTTCCATGATGACTTCAGGACAGGGTTTGAAACGAGGGAATGGTTTAAGCGCCATCTAGCTATTACCCGGCATCATCTTGGCAATCCTGATGGGGTTCCTCACAATGTGACCCTCATAGACGTGCTGGAGATGGTCGCTGACTGCGTAACAGCAGGCATGGCTAGGTCTGGTAGTGTTTATGACCTTGAGCTCCCTGACGAGCTTCTGAGGACTGCATTGAAGAATACTGTGGATATGTTGATCAAGGAGGTAGAGGTTATTGATTAAGTTGAGGACAATCACTGAAGGGTTTTTGATACCTTGGGGTTTTTCTCTGTTCCAGACTACTGTTGGGATGAGGGGGCTTGATCCAGACAAGAAGTATTTTGTGTTCTGTATTAGGCTCCCTCTGGTATGGAAGCAATATGATTTTCTGTCTGGGTCTGAGGTTTTTGGCTCTTTAGTTTTAAGGGTAATGTTTTTTAAGAGATTCCAGTTTATCTGGATTCCTATATACGACTTTGGAGATGAATATGTTTGAGGCAAAGATTGTCAAATGTGGAGTAGTCCATGATAGCAAGTTGGATACGACATTTGTTGCTGTTGCTGAATATCTTGATGAGGGGCTGAATATCAAGGCTAAGTATGATTGGCAGAATCTAGACTGCGATGGTTTCCTTGCTGATTTAAGGGAAGAAATAGCTAAGGGATTTGATATTCCTGTTTATAAGGTAGAAATCGACAAGGACTCTATCTTGCGAAAGATGGAGTTTTTTAGCCTTCAGGCCATGAAACAGAATGCGCTGCATTAATTTGGAGTTTTTATGAGCAGACTTGATGATCTTACAAAATCCCTTGTTGAGATCTATGCGAAGGATCTTAAGCCAGAAGAACAAGAGGATTTGCTCGACTGCATAAAGATCATTGCTGACGATCAAAAATATAATAAGTTTAAGAACTATTTCCCTGATACTGGGGAATTTAGGCGAGAGTTATATCCAAAGCAGACAAGCTTTTTCAATGCAGGGGCCACGTTTAAAGAGCGTGGCTTTATTGCTGCAAACCGGGTAGGAAAGTCAGAGGCTGGATGTTATGAAACTGTGTGCCATGCTACCGGCCTGTATCCTGATTGGTGGACTGGTCATAGGTTTGAAAGACCAACTCTTATTTGGGTTGGTGGTGATACTGCTCTTACTGTTCGGGATATTATCCAGAAGAAATTAGTAGGAGATATCAATGATCTCGGTTCTGGAATGATTCCAAAAGAGCTTATTCTCGGATATAAGACTCGAAGGAACGTGCCAGAGGCGATCGAGATTATTCGTATCAAACACGTTACAGGTGGTGAGACAACGATTGTTCTTAAGACCTATGAGCAGGGTCGAGCCACTTGGCAGGGAACGGAAGTTGACTTTATTTGGGTGGATGAGGAATGTCCTGAAGATGTCTATGGTGAGGCCCTTATTCGTCTCATGACTACCAAAGGTCTTATTATCACAACTTTTACGCCCCTACGTGGTGTTACGCCCCTCGTACTATCCTTTCTGGACAATTCTCAAGACACTGAAGCTGAGTTCCCGCGCTGGGTTGAGATTTGTACTTGGGATGATGTCCCCCACCTTACTGAAGAGGAGAAGGCCAAAACGCTCGCAAATACTCCACCTCAGTTAAGGGATGCTCGATCTAAGGGTATTCCTACAGTCGGTTCTGGTATGGTCTATCCAGTCGACCCGAAGAATATTACTATTGATGACTTTCCTATCCCGAAACACTTCAAGCGGCTTTACTCTATGGACGTTGGTTGGAATGTTACTGGCGGTCTTTGGGGTGCTTGGGATCTCGACAATGATGTTATTTATATTCACTCCGAACATAGACAGGGCATGGCAGAACCAGTCATCCATGCAAAGGCCATAAAGAGTCGTGGGAAGATGTCTGGTGTTATCGATCCTGCAGCGAGGGGGCGTAGCCAGATTGACGGAGAGAAACTTTATGATATCTATGTAGCAGAGGGACTTGATCTTTATCTTGCAAATAATGCTGTAGAGGCAGGGATTTTTGACGTTTGGGAAAGGCTCACAACTGGTCGATTGAAAATCTTTAAATCCTGCACTGGGCTGCTCCGTGAAATGTCGCTCTACCATAGAGATGAAAGCGGAAAGATCGTAAAGACAAATGACCACTTAGTTGACTGCCTACGCTATTTGATTAATAGTGATCCAGATTTGTGGACGTTCCTTTTAGACCCACGACAGAAAAGAAAAGTCCTTCCATTCAAAACAAATATGGGTGCCTGCACCTAAAGGAGAAAACGATGAATCCCAAAAAAGTCCTTGAAGCCAAGCTCCATAGCATGAAGAAGAAACCAGAGGATAAAAAGTCTGACACACAGGTTGAGTACGAGCCAAGCAAATATCCTTACGGGCTGTCTATCAATCTCAATAAGGAGTGCCTTGAAAATATGGGACTCTCTGCTGATAGCTTCAAGGCTGGTGAGGAGGTCTATATCAAGGCAAAGTGTGACGTAACAAGCGTCAGGATGGAGGAGCGTCAAAAAGGTAAGGCCTACGAAGAGGTTTCTCTGCAGATCACTGACCTTGGTATTTGCGAAGGTGAGAAAGGCGGCAAGGATGAATCCTAATGACGTTCTGATGGGCGCTTACCGGAGGGTTGTTAGCCCTAAGGTGTCTGAGCCAAAAAAATCGACTGGTCACGCTATCTCGCAGCTTATCGAGCGTGCATTTGCCACACGAAACCTCACTCACTTTGCTCATTGGGCATCTGATAGCTATTCTCAGCATGAAGCGCTTGGTGATATCTATGAAACAATTGTAGAGAAGATTGATGAGGTTGTTGAGGTCTACCAAGGCAAGTTTGGTATTATTCAGGGCCTTAGCTCTATTGGTGGCCGATTGCCTGCAGACATTATTAAACATATAGAAGCAGAGTCTGCTTGGCTCACAAAAAATAAAACCAAGATCGCCAATGGGTGTGATGCGGTATCTGCGCTTTTGGATGAGCTTGAAGCGTGCTATCTAAAGGCAATATATAAACTTAAGAATCTTAAGTAGGGGTAGATATGCAGAAACACAGTCCAGAGATAACTCCAGATCCTGAAGGTGATAAGAAATTCCTTGATGAGAAGGTTGGAGGCAAGAAGCCAGTCATCAAGGGACTCTCTGCCCATATCGCAAAAGTATGGGCTGAGAATCAAAAAGACTTTAAAGCTGTCAGAGCCGAAATGGTTGATACTTTTCGGCGTGTAGATGGCGAGTATGACTCCGTTAAGAAGTCACAGATCAAGGCTTTCGGTGGCTGTAGTTCATATTTCCGAAGCGGAGAGATGAAGGCAAGAACAGCAGAGTCTTGGATCAAGGATATCTACACCAACAACCCTTCTCCTGCATGGTCAATTAACCCAACTGACATTCCAGACCTGCCAGACGATACTCAGGCAAGCATAGAGCAAGACGTTGCACAGCAGATCCCAATGATGATCGAGGGCCTTGCTGCGAACGGTGTTGAGCTTCCGCCAAATGAGATGAAGAAATTTATCAATGAGTATTATGAAGATCTCCTTGATAAGGCGAGAAAGAAAATCCGTACAAAAGCTAAGGATCGATGCAAACGTGCTGAGACTCTTATCCGTGATCAAGCTCAAGAAGGCGGTTGGGATGAGGCCTTTAACGACTTTCTCTATTATTTTGTAAGAACTAAATTCAGCATCATCAAAGGGCCTGTCCTCGTAAAGAAGATGAAACAAGAATGGGCTCCTGTTCTTGATGCCTTTGGCCAGCCTACACAAGAGTTTGAGCTGACTGCCGTAGAGGTCTTAGCTAACGATATTTACTGCCCCTCCCCGTTTAATTTTTATCCATCTAAGGGCGCAAAGAATATCAATGACTGCGACTGTATCGAGATCCATGAATTGTCGCTACAGGCAGTCTCTGACCTTATTGGTGTGCCGGGATATGACGATGAAGAGCTCCGAGCTGTCTTGGATGAGTACAAGAGGGGTGAGCTTAAGGGCAAGTGGTTTACTGTCGATGATGAAACTGCAGTCAATGATGTTGTCCAGAAGGTCAAAAACAAAACCAGCACAACTCCTGCCACTACTAACAATATGAATCCGCTGTCGGGCAATATCTTCGCTCAGGAATTCTATGGGACTGTTTCTGGTCGCCTATTGACAGAGTGGGGCTATGAAGGAGAGCTTGATCCTCATAAGCAATACCAAGCCAACTGTTGGAAGATTGGTACTCATGTTGTAAAGGCTGTTTTGAACCAAGACGCTCTTGGCCGCAAGCCGTACCATATATCTTCATGGGCAAAGAACCCGGCGTGGCTGGTTGGCGAAGGCATGATCGAATTCGTTGCTGCTGTTGAAGACGCAATGAATGCTATCGCTAGGGCACTGATTAACAACATTGCTATCGCCTCCGGGCCGATGGCTGAGGTTGATACTGACCGAGTTGATGGTGACACCCCTATTTTCCCTTGGCGACAGATCAAATCGACCAGTAAGCGAATGAAGCAATCAGGCCCAGCAGTCAGCTATTATCAGCCTCAGATGCACGTTCAAGAGCTTGTCACTGCTTGGAACTTCTTCAGGGTGTTGCTTGATGAAATGACTGTTCCTGCCTATGCTCAAGGCTCAAGTCAGCAAGGGGTTACTGGTGGTACTGCCACAGTCTTTACGCAGCTCCTAGCGGCTGCTGCACGCTCTATCAAGGCTGTTGTCGCTAACATCGATAACGATATCATTATTCCATTCAACAAAATGTCCTATGACTACAATATGAAATTCTCTGATGATTCAAGTATCAAAGGGGATGCACGTATTGTTGCCAATGGTGTTAAGTCGCTTCAAGTTAAAGAGCAGCAGTCCCAGCGAAAAGTTGAGTTTCTTCAGGTTGCAGCCAATCCTGCTTATATGGAGCTTCTTGGCGCTGAGAATATTTCAGCAGTATTGGGGCAGATCGCAGAGTCGAACGATATTGAGCTCCCTGATATGTCACGGCTTGATCCAGACCCGACAATCATGGAAAGGCTTTCTGAGATTATCAATGGAATGTCTGGTATCGACCCATTACAAGAGAATGGCCAAATGGCGAAAGGAGGAGGGGCCCCAACCGCTCCTCAAGGCACAAACCCAGATGGTAGTAAGGCTGGTGTAGCTAATGTCTAGGCTTGATGAGAACGAAAGAATCAAAGCGCTTCTGACAAGAATCAAGAAGAGTCCAGATGGCAAAGATTTTATTGATTTCTTGTCAGAATTATCAAATGACAACTATCATTCTTGGAAAGCAAGTGACCCTGAGATGGATCAGTTTCACAAGGGTTATGCTTTTGCAGTTGACACATTACTAGATAATTTTAAAGAATGTGACCATAAAGCCCCGAAGGAAGATGTGGGAGACTTTACTTAAACATTCTATTTCTAACCAGCATTATGCTGATAACTCCACAAAAGGGACACCGCATAGCGGCCCCTGAAAGGAACTAAAAATGGGCATTCCAAAACAAGTTGAAGAAGCAGCAGAACTGGCCGAAAAGACTATCGCGCTTATGAATGCAGACGAGAGTGAAGGCCAAAAAGAGGAAGAGACTGACGAGCAGGCCGGCGACAATGCCGACACCTCTGAAGAAAGCGAGTCTCAGCAGGACGATGAAACCATTGAGAGCGAAGACGCTGAAGAGGAAGATGATCAGGAAGAGGCACAAGAGGACTTTGAGCAGAAGTACAAGACTCTTAAAGGTAAGTATGAGGCGGAGGTTCCTCGCTTACACGATGAGCTTGAATCTCTCAAGTCTGATGTTTTTTCTCGCTTAACTGACATTGCAGAAAAGCAGGCAGCACCTGAAAGCTCCGATAAAGCAGACGAGAAGGGTGAAGAAGAAGAACCCGAAGAGATCTTGCGCTTCAAAGAGGAGTTTGGCGAAGACCTGTTTAATGGCCTCAAAGCAATTATGGATCTAAACAAACCGGAAGAATCTAAGTCGGTTGAAGAGATCAGCTCCAAAGTGGATTCCATCGAAGAAAAACAGGTAGAAAACGATCGGAAGGAATTTGCCGATTATGTTTCAGAAAAAGTAGATGGCGATTGGGTTTCTGCATGGGAAGGGAAAGACCCAAATTTTGACGAGTTCCTTAAGCAGCCAGATCCTAGTGGGTTATACACCAATGGAGAGCTTCTTGTCGCTTACAGTCAAGCGTGGGACAAGGATCGATTCGCTAAGGTATTAAATCTGTACTATGGAAAGGCTGAGTCAAAGCAAGACCCAACACCAAAAAAGGAAAGCAAGAGCAAGAAGGAGAAGGAAGCGATTATCGCACCAAATCGCTCAAATACAAATGAACAGCCTGAAGCTGAGGAGGAGTTTGTGTGGACTCCACAAGCGATTAAGCAATTTGAGCAAGATGATCGCCGCAATAAATATGACGCCGAAACATCGAAAAAGATGTGGGACAGTCTTTTAGGTGCCTTGGCAAACAATAAGATTATTTCACAACAACAAAAGGAGTAAGACATGAGCGTGTATCCTGTTACTGCTGGCCATCCTGATTACGGTACTGGTGGTTCTTCTCAGTACATCCCAGCGGTATATTCCGCACTTATGGTCAAAAAGTTTTATCCTCAGACCCTGTTTGGTCAGATCTCCAATACTGACTATGAGGGTGATATTAAGGAAATGGGCGATACCGTCTATATCCGTACTCGTCCGACCATCGAAACCTTCCGTTACAAGAAGGGTATGGTTCTGCCGGTTCAGAACCCTGAGAGCCCATATGTCGATCTGAAGATTGACCAAGGCGAGGGTTTCAGCTTTGCTCTGGATCGTGTTGATGAGTTCCAGTCCGATATCAATCTGATGAATGAGTGGGGCGATGATGCTGCTGCTCAGATGAAGCAGGTTCTTGACCGGAACATGCTGACCTCGATTGCTGCTGGCGGTGCTATTGCCGGTGGTAAGGCTGGTACCACCGTATCTGGCTATGATGCTGCAGCAAACGCATCGTTCTCTGGTTATACCATCGCTAATGGCGCTATCGTTGCTGGTGGTGAGACTGTCAAGGGAACGACTATTACTGCCGGTACTACTGCAGGCTCGACCCTCGGACTGTCCGATGCTGCTGTCTCTGCTGCAACTTCGGCAAACATCATCAAGCAGATTCTCTTCTACGGTCGTTTGCTGGATGAGAACAACGCTCCTCAAGAAGATCGCTTTGTCATTTTGCCTTTCTGGGCAATGCAGGCATTGAAGGATGTTGGTAGCCAGTTCGCTCAGGTCTATGCAACTGGCCAAGATAAGTCGCCGTTGCTGTCAGGAACCGTCCCGGGTATCGACCGTTTCACCGTCTATGGCTCGAACAACCTGCCGGGTACTACTCAGGCTGTTACTGACCCATCGGCAATCATTTTCGGCTGCAAATACGCAACTACTTTTGCAACTCAGATTACTGAGAGCCGTATCATCGACAACCCGTTTGCGTTTGGTAAGATGATGCAGGGCCTGCAGGTCTACGGCATGAACATCATCAAGTCCAGCTTGATCGGCGTTGACTTCATCAAGAACGCCTAAGTGAACCTTTGACCGTTGCGGGGAAACCCGCTTCGGCCAATTCATTTCTTTTCTTTAAAGGAGAAACATTATGGCTATCGCTTTTAGCGCTATCACTGCTCTTAAGAACCTGCGTGCTGCTGCCAACCCATTGGCTGCCGCAGGCAACATTGTCTTCAACCGTTGTGTTGAGATCATTATCCCGGCATCGACTACTGTTGGCACCCTTCCTCTTGGGCTTG